CTGCGTATCAGTTGCCCTAGCACCTAGGAACCGCTCACGATCTAATCGTTGTGTTGCGGTGTAAAGTGCACGATTTTTGGCGTCTGTAGTGGCAGAACCCCATGCGGTGATATCTGCGTCTTGCACCAATCCGTCAACTATCAACTGGGCATTCGCCAGCGTTATGTACGAGTTTGCGTCGGCGGCGTTTGGTGTCGCCACTATCACGATTGCCATCAGTAGCCTCATCTGGTATTAGTGTAGGCTCCGCAATAGAAAATGAGGCCACCTCCTGGGAGATAGCCTCACGATCACGCATTCGCCGGAAAGCGAACATGCCCATCAGCCTCTAAATACTGTGAAAGCAGGAGTGCCAACAGCAGTACAAACAAACACATAGCTGGCGCTAGTAGCAGCAGCAACTGTCGCCATACCAGCAACACCACCAAGGGTGATGCCAGAAGCAGCAGCAGTTAATGTGATTGCGTGAGTGGCGGCGGCAACGTTAACAACATTAAGTTGAAAACTGGTGCCGATCTCAAGTGGACCTCCTAGGAGGGTCTTAAGTTCAGCGCCTGTAGGGGTTGTAAGTGCACGTCCCGCAGTTGGGGTCATGGTTACAATCCCGCCAACGCACTCCTCAGCAGTCAAGGTAGTAGCTGCATCTGTAGCAGCTTTCAAAGGTCGCTTAGATGCTGTTACTTCAAGAACAGCAAGGTCAGAAGTTAGCTCAAAAATTGAAGATGGCATGACTAATTACCTCAGAAGTTGGATGTAACAGTGGCGCGTACGATACCAAGGTTTTTGGTTTCATACACTTTTGACCAGTTGCCAATAGTGGCAAGCTGAGCTTGGGTTGGGTTAACGGTACCAGTTGTCCACTTAGCGCCAATCGGGTGATACACATAGTGCAGGTCGATTGACATGGCATCTGACTTAGCCAGAATGTCACGATCAGTCTCGGTATTTAACCCCAATTGCTCACCGCTGCCAATTGCGCCAGCCGTGAAAAAATAAACCGGATAGTTGGTGCTGGTAGGTGCTAAATCATCTGAAACAATTACCCTCATTCCCATATATTGAGCAATTGTTGGGTTCTCATATGCACCGCTGATGCTGCCGGCGATTGCGTTAATGGTGCTAGCGCCAGTAGCGGCAGTGCTTAGACGTGCTTCTGTGTTGGTGATGTAATCAATGGCTTTGCGTTCTACGAGGTCGTAATACACCGCAGAGTGCATTGCCACAGCAGTCAACTTGTCGCCTTGATCACCAAGTAATGCGCGAGCTTTTGCACATTGGCGGGGGCCAAGTGCAGTCATGCCGCTTAGATCAAGCGATAATCCAGCAAATGCAGCGCCGGTGTTGGAAGTCAAGCCGCCAAATACACCTTCAAGGCACTTGATGAGATCTTTTTGACGTTGGTTGGCTACATAGTCAGCCACTTTTGCGCCAATAGCAGCCATCGGGTCAGCGCCAGCAGCAAGAGCTGCAAGATCGCGTGATTCAAAGGCGCGTCCACGGTGCAATACAACACCAACCTGCTTATCAGCAGTGATCTTGCCAGGTGTCAATGAAGAGCTATCAGTAAGCACTTCAAAGTCGCCAGTTAAGTTAGCTTTGAAGAATGGAACATTGATATAGTCGCCACCTTCGGTAGCGTTCAATTCCGCCATTGGTTGTACAACACCAGACGACAAAAATGCGTCGCGCAGGGTTGTTTGCTCAATCACATACGGAGTAAAAATCTCCGGAATGATTAAATCAGAACGTAAAGTTGCCATTAGTCCTCTTAGAAATGGTTTACAGGTTAGGGCGCAGCCCTATTACCAGCGCAGCCGGTTGTCGATACTCTAGCGGTTAGCTTTAAAGCGATCGTACAAATCGCGGTCAGTCTTAAACAATCGCGCCTGTTCCGTCAGGTTGAATGATTCCGGCGCAAATGGATTTTTAACGCCTGTAGGCAAGCTGCTTGGTGTTCCGCCTGATGGTGCACCGCTGCCTTGTGGTTTTGGTGCCTTTTGCATCCATGCCGGTAAAGTTTTTGCCCATTCTGCTACTGGGGTCCGCTGATATCCATTAACTACTACAACAGTGCCATCGGCTTCGCGTTCAATTTGATCGCTGCCTAGTTTGTTTTTTAACACCATATCTGGATCGTGCACGATATCAGCTAATGCTTGAATCGCTGGTGCTACAAGTTCTAGGTCTTTGATTCTGGTTTCAAGTTCAGTAAGGCGCTGGTCCTTTTGCGCCGTCGTCTCACGGAACTGCTGCTCCAAAGCTTGCCTTGCTTCGGTATATTTACCGGCGGATTCAAGTTCGGTTTGCTGGGCCTGGCGCTTAAATTCGAGCAGTTCGTCAATGTCCACACCATCAGGCAACTTTGGTGCCTTTTTTGCGGCACGTAATTCAGCAATCAATTCTTGGTTTTTGCGTTCCAGTGCTTCAATGCTTTTTTGCGTTTCATCTGTTGTTGCTTGGATTTCTTCAGACATTGATATTTTGCGTTTGCCGTTGTATCTTACCTACCATTTTTCTTTATCTGCCCAGAATGCAGCACTCATTTTCCCTTTAGCAATATTGGCCGCATGTCTTGCTTTGAAGTTAGCGCGTCGTGCCTTATCAGCCATAGACTCACCTTTAGATGGTGGGCTACCGCTTACACCTTGCTGGCCGAATCGTATCAACTTGATGGTGTCGCCTTCTTTGGCGAGTACCGCATGTGATTTCTTAGGATGATTTGGCGTGCGTATCGGTTTGTTATAACCTTCAAATTTATGGCCGCCGCGTTCGATTGCCATTACTTTCTAGCCTTTTTGTAGATATCATCATCTGCTTTACGTGCGCCGCCTTCACCTGAGATATAGCTATTAACGCGACCCATCGCCCATGCAGTCATCGGCACGTTACGTGAGCCGCTGGATAGGTATGCGCCTTGGCCGCGACGATAAACCGCAGCAAGTTCACCGTAGGTAAAGCGTGTGCCTTCAGCTTTTGCTTTAAGCGCTTTTTTTGTTGCTTCGTTTAGGGGCGTTGCGCTTGGCATCCTGTTTAGTCCTCGATTCGGATACTGCCTGAATGTTAATAAACTCACCGCGTTTGTAAGCATCGGCAGTGCGCTTAATTTCAAGAGCTTTTGCGCTCTTGTTTTTGGCACCACTGAGATACTTTTTAGGCAAGCCAGTTGCCTTGTCTTTTGGTACGCGGCGAGGTTTTGCCATTACTTTTTCTTGTCTCCTTTAGGTTTTGTGCCTTTGCCTTTTGGTGCTGGCTTTTGTGGTTTTGCTGGGCCGCCCATGTAAGCAGGCATGATGCGCTCGACTGCAAGTGAATGCTGATATGTTAGCCGTAACGCTTGCGGAGTTGCCCTAGCGTCAGCTCTGAACCGTCGTCACGTACAAGCTTTGCCATCGCATCGCGTGCGCCATACTTTTCGGTTAATATGTCAAAATAAACTACTTTATCCTTTCCTAATACATCTTCCTGCACTGAGCGAGGTTGTTTTTTAAGCCATTCGCCATATGTTGTGTCAGATGGCACCATGCCGCCTGATGCTGCACGTTTGCCGCTTGGCGGTGGTTCTAAATCTTTAATGCCTAGATCTTTACCAAGCTGCTCATAATCAAGCACCGGTACTGTTGTTGATCTGCAATTAAAATGTTGTGGCGGTGTTGGCCCTTTGCCGTATTCAAACTGACGACCATCTAAGGCGCGACATCTTGCGCTAGTTCTGGTGTCAAGTGTTGCAATGTAACGATATTTTTTAGTAATGTCTTGGTTTGATTCATATACTTGTTGGCTGGCAGCATTAGCGACTTGATTAATGCTTGTACGCACAAGTGCCATGATCTGGTTGTTAGCTACAGCGGTAAGTTCACCACCTGCTGCAATTAGCTGACGTGAAGTTTTTGCTGTTTCGCCAAATTGCAATTGCCCAATGAGCCTAGCTGCAATCTTTGGCGTAGCTTCACCTGTCAGAAGCCCATTGCGTACCACCTGACTGAACCGTTCAGCTTGATCAACAGCAATACCGCGGAATGCTTTACTTACCACCTCACCGTTAGGCAACGTGATTGTTGCGCCTTTTGCTGCCGTGAGGTTAAATGTTCCAGTGCCTGCTTGATTGGCTAACGCTTCCACGCCATAGACGGATTTATATAAATCATCCGATAATGCCACGACATTAATCTGTGTCGGATCAGTTGTAACTACTGATTGCGCAAACTGCGGGCTGATTTCAACTGTATTCACTACGCTTCGCGCTCCTGCCGGTAATGCCTTCCGCAGTTGATCGGTAACGAAATCTGATTGGAGTTCTGCTAAGCCTTGCAGTTCGCTTGCAGTGATAGCAGTACTATCGCCCGACCATGTATTAAGGCTGTCTTTGAGCTGGGCAAGTATTGCACGTAACCTTGCTGCTTTTACTGGTGCTGCTAATTCATCTATTGTTCGTAGTTGGTTTACCGCATCAATAATAATATTATTGTAAGTTGTGATTACTTGTCGCCCTACACTATTGCTGTAACGGTTTAAATCAATTGCGTTACGAAATAGGGCTGCCGGTATCGTCATTCAGCCCTCCGTTAGCAGTTGCGCTTAGTTCTTCTTCTACATCAAAATCATCGCCTAACACTTCACCGTTAGCAAGTTGCTCCAGTAGTGTTTCTTGCGTAATGGTGCCAGCGGTATAAAGCTGTAGTAATGCCTGGATCTCTTGAGGTTCTAGCCTTGCGCCAATAAAATCACGATTTACATGACAACTGCCAGCCGCCTCAGTAGTGCCAAGATATTCAGCATGGAAGCGTAAGCAGTTATCAATCATGTCTTGCATATTCTGCGCAATTACCATCATGGTGCTGTCGCCTTGGCTGCGGTCAATTCTTTTTGCCTCTGCTGTTTCGGCGCTTAACTTCTGGCCTAACACTGCTGATAAACCAAGCTCATTAATCTGCCCTGCAAGCTGCTCTAGCCGCTTGAATTGGTACTCAAAACTGGTGCCACCTGGTTCTATGTATTCGGCCCGACCATCTGCGGGAAATGCAATAGCCTCTCCTGGGCCTGCTGATACTTCTTCTGCTGCTGACGGGAAGCCAAAGAATGCCAACATCGGCACTGCTGATATATGTAGCTGGTTGTCAAGATCTGATTGTATTTGATAGGTTTTAAGGTTTAGTTCTGCGATATCTTCTAATGGTGGCCTTGATTCTAAATAACCAACACGGTTGCTGTATGCAACGCTAAACGGTATCTCGCTAAGGCTTGTATTACCTTCTTCTACAATTTTAAACTCGCTGTTATCTTGCTTTTGATGTAGCTCGTATGCACCTGGTGTTAAGACGCGAACTTGCTGCACTGCCTTCTCACCGTAATCGCCATCAGGCACAATCACCGATTCCAGCAATCGCAACATCGTGAGTTGCTGCTGCCCGTCTTTCGCTTCAGTACGCCAACCTAAAATTTGCCGTGGTGTGTAGGTGCACCAGTACGGTCTACCGCCATCTGATGGTGCATCAACTAATGTTCCAATGTGGCCGTAACGCACCAACTTGCGTGCAGTTTCATATGTCCAAACATTTAGATCATTACCTTGCAGATCAACGTCAAATAGTTGTTCACGTATGTTGTCGCTGGTATCATTTAGCCTGACGGGCTTACGTGTTAACATCCCTGCCAACATCCGCTCTAAACGTTGATAGTAAGGCGGGCAAACACTTCTAGCCAAACGATTGTCAAAACTTTCATCTTGTTCTCTAGGCTCTTGCGGCAGGTAGCGGCGATGCCTTTTGCGCATCCCGTAGGTGCCTTGCATTAAATCTTCAATAAGCATCCAATGCGATTCCTGCGCATACCATGCGGTATTTGCATCTTGCACCTTTGTGACCTTGCGGTCAGCAGTAGGCCGGTCGTAGAAATTAAACCCTGTGTACATGCGACCGGCCTATTTGCTTATAGTTTAGCCTTGATAACCGTCCTTACCTCGCCATCAGCGTTAATGGCAATCACATGATGGATCTGCGGTTCATTGCCTTTAGGTTTTAGCAAACGGCCAACAGCCGTCACTTTAGGCTTCTGCATCAGCTTCCTCCTCTTCTTCATCATCATTGTCAACATAAGCATCAATCACTAGCCGCTGCTGCACATATTGCAATGCACCAACAACTTCAATGACTGACAGGTCTTGCTCTGCAATCAAAGCATCAAGTTCTTCAAGAAACGTTTCCATATGACTTCAAT